CTTTCATTAGCCTATCCTATTCAGGACCCCTGCGTCACCGAAACCTCCTTATGAAGGGTATCCTTATGGCTACCAACCGTACGCGTGTGCTAGACAATTTGTACTGGCACACGGGATATGAGACGTACTTCAGCAACAGCTGGGCACACTCATGTCAGTTGGGAGACCATAAGTCCACTACCGACACTGTCGGAGATCCGACTTCGGATCATGATTTCAGTTCTGTCTTTAAACAGCAGAACTGTTATCTAGTGACTGGGGTGTCTGAAGATGGGAACTCGACATTTATCGAGAACCCTATCAACTTCAACCCCGCGATACCTTCCTTTCCGGCCGAGATGCCTAGCCTCTCTCAAGAGGATATGGCATATTGGACGGGCAAGCTGCTAGCAAGAACCAATCCGAACGTGCCCCATATTAATTTAGGGCAGTTCGTTGGTGAGCTAAAGGACTTTGGGTCTCCCCACCGCTGGTGGGGGAACTTCAAGGATACCTTTCGCAGCTTGGTAAGGGTCACTCGCGATAGCTTCCGCGCATTGGTCCGAAAGACGTCTAAGACGTATATCGGATACCGATGGGCCGTTAAGCCTCTCGTGAATGATCTCTTGGCGCTTGCGAAGTTCAACGAAGCTTTCACTCGAAAGTACGAGGAACTCCAAAAGCTACAAGAATTTAAGGAGATACGAAGGAATGTTGCGCTTGGGCACTACGCTTATGACTGGACTGCTCCATATTTATCTGTGGATCAGTCAGGCTGGGCGTATGTGAAGACGCGTCCGTCGGAAGAGAGACTCATGAAAACATGGGGCTCTGTCCACTGGCGTGTCGATCCCGGATTCGAATTTCCTTCCGTTCTTGATGTCGACCAATTTGGCGTGTCCGCAATGGACAGGCTGGTTGCCGATATCACCGGAGGGATTAACGGATACGGGGCCCTCAAGGCCTTATGGGAGCTTGCTCCCTGGTCTTGGTTGATTGACAGGTTCGCCAACGTTGGCGAGTTTATTGATGCGACTAATAATCGCATACCTGTCTCAGCGCATAGGATCTGCATCATGCGAAAACGCCTTATTAAGGCGGATCGTGTAGCTGCAGATGTGTCTCCCTATGTCACCTTATCAGGTGATAACTGGAAGTCACAAGAGTCCAAAGAGAGACGAGTTGTCTCTTCGTGGACCCTTCCTTTTCAGGTGACGTTCCCGGTCTTAGACCGGGCATTTTTGTCGATCCTGGGAGCCTTAAAAGGTTCCCGACTGCGCGGATAGCGCAGAGGGGATCTTGGCTAACAGGAGAAAGTCCTATGTCTCTTGGAGACACCTTTACTGTAGCTCTCGCCACAGGTGGGAGCAAAGTATTGAATCGCGTCGACGACAGCGAATCGATGAGTGCAACGTACTACTTGTACGATACCACTCAGGAATTCACCGTCAAGGTTCGGCATCAAAAGACCAAGTCTGGTCGATGGCGCCATAACCGTGAGCTGACCTGGCGAGTTTTCGAAACCTCTTCGGCTTCGGAAATCAACAGGCTCTACTACGATGTCATTGAGAGAGATCCCAGTGACTTCGAGTTGGAGCACATTGATGCGATGGCTGACTGGCTGATTGCCAGTTCCAACGACAATGTGACAGCACTCATGGGGCTGAACTCGTAAGAGTTGCTTCCCGTGAGTCGCGACGTGCTCCCGGACATGCATAGGTCATTTGGAAGTCGAAAGGACAACCTATGACTAATCGCTATGTTCAGGACTTACGGCAGGTGTACGCTCAGCTCGTTGCTGATGCTATCGACACCTACCCGACGCTGGGGGATGAGCTTAGGAAAGACCTGAGCCGCCTCCACCGTGCCGTAAAGACTAGAGGTATCCGCGCGTATTGCGTGGACCTCCCCGCCGTTGGGAAGCACCTTGACCGGTGCTTGGATGAAGGACGCTTCTTTGCTCCTTCACCCGGTCGGCCCTTCACAAGAAGGGCAAACCCCCAAACAGTGCTCCCGAGATTCCTCGGTGCCCTGTACGGTAAAGTCTTTGAGGCATGTGGCCGTCTTAAGGAGGATTATGATGTTGAAGCCATTGTATTTCTTCGCCAGATTCTTTACCTGGCTAAGAGGACAAAACTTCATCATGCTGAGCGTATGGAGTTCGCCGAAAAGGAGAACTTCGTTGCGTCTGACCTTGCACTTCCCGTTCCGGATAGGATTTGGGAAGCGGTCGGACCATCTCGAGAAGAGATTGGACTCGTATATCGAGGCTTCACCTTCGAAGTCCGATACCGAGAGCAACTCGAAAATGCCCTAACAGGCATTCTCCCTGGCCACTCGGCCGGAGAGATCGAGATGGAGTGCCTCAGCATCCTGAGGACGCTTGACACAGTGTCAGGCATCCTCACCACCGAGCTGGGACGTTACGTCCCAGCGGAGTGGCCCTGCAAGCACGGCCCGGGCGCAATAGCTCAAGTGAAAGGACCAGCAAACAAATACCATTGGTTTGCTTGGGACAATCGCTTGGACTATGTGTACCCGTTGTGTGATCATGGTTATCATGACCACGCGACGTGGGCGCAAGCTGCTACTTCTGACTGGGATGTGGAGCTTCCAAGCTCCTTTTCCAGACTCGTAGCAGTCCCTAAAACTTTCACCAAGCCGAGGCTTATTGCCATCGAACCTAGTGAAAGGCAGTGGTGCCAGCAATCTTTGCGGCGCTACTTCTACGATCGCTTTGATCGAGGTCTGATTTCTAAGTTTGTTCGCATCCGCGATCAAACGTATAATCAGACCCTCTGTCAAAAGGGATCTAGGGATGGGACTCTCGCAACTGTCGACTTGTCGGCAGCCAGCGATAGTCTCTCTTGCCTCGCCGTGGGGAACCTATTTAAGCAGAACCCAACGGTTCTGCAGGCCCTCATGGCTACACGCACCAATCTTTGCGACCTTGGTGACATCGTCATCATGGAAGACTTCTATGATGGGGCATGGTTAATGCCCCTTCGGAAGTTCGCAACGATGGGTAACGCCTGCACCTTTCCGGTAGAGACCTTGATGTTTCTCGCAGTAGCGATAGCCGCATGCCTTACTGCAAGGCGGTGGCGAGTTACTACTGAGAGCATTTTGGCCCTCACTGGTGAGGTGGCAGTTTACGGAGACGATATAATCGTACCCGTAGACAGTCGGGAGTTCCTGTGCGCTATTCTTGAAGCCCTGGATTTCCAGGTGAATAGCACCAAGTCTTTCTGGACCGGTAGGTTCAGAGAGTCTTGTGGGACCGACTACTTCGATGGGCATCTCGTGACGCCCGTCTATTATAGTCAGCCCTTGGACAGGGACTGTCCAGAATCGATAGCCAGTGTTGTCGATATGCGGAACCATTTCTACTCGAAGTGGTTCATGCACACCGCGCAATACCTGGCATCGACAATACCGAACAGCACGAAAGTGCCTACGGTACATATCGATTCTGGTGTCAGTGGTCTCACGTCTCGGATTCGTCCTACTGGACACGAACAAATAGTTCGCTACAGTAAAGACTACCATAGATGTGAGGTTCTGGCTGGTGGGCTTCTTGCACACCAGTCAAAGGACTGCCACACTGACGAGGCTGGGGTATTTCAGTACTTCACTGAACAACCTGACCCACATACTATGTGGCAATCAGGTGTACCACAGCGACCTACGACCCGTTGGGTGCGCAGGTGGATCTCCCTACATGACATCTGGTCCGATTGGGCCGGAAGTCGGTAGGAGATGGGCTTTGCCCGGGGGCCCTAGTTCCCGGGCTTGAAGCCTGGGATCAG